CTTTTTGAAAACCGCCCCGTATGTTTCCAGGCCGGTATCTTCGATGAATCCGACCGCCGCGGGTGGTGCGACCGCCTCCTCTTTCTCGATAACTTTGTTTTTTAAACGCATCGGCGATTTAAAAAACAAAATGAAGAATGCCCCGACTGCGAGTACAGTTAAGACAATAGCGAACATCTTTTAATAGTATTACATATTTATTTAAGCTGAGGAGGATACTTCAGGTTCACCGCCTTCTTCGGTGATTTCCCCGAGTTTTGCCTCGGTCGATTCTTTCTCACGCTCTTTCTTTCTTTCGGCAACCTCTTGGGCCACGATCTCGTCAGCCTCCTTGACCAGCTCCTCCATGGGAGCGTCGGGCTTTTCCTTCTGAAGGCGCTCCAAGACTTCCGCGGGGTGGCTGATCGGAGCCTCGTCGGACTTGGTGTAGAACCTGGAGTTATCATCCCCGGGTGTGAAGTGGTTGGTTCCCGAGATCATCCCGTCCTTTCTCTCCTGGAACATTCGAGCCGCCTGTGCCTGGTTGTCGCGGTAGCCGGTCATGATCTCCTGGAGCTTTTCGTTCGTGTAGTTGGTATCCTCGATGGCGGCTGGGTCAGGGGGGATCAGGAGCCACTTGTACATGTCGACGACGTAGATGTCGAAGGTGGGATCCTCCTTCTGGAGTCGCTTCGCGTGGTTAGCGGCTTCGTCTCTGTTGGAGAAGGCACCGCGGATCTTGATGCCGAACTTTTCGTTCTTCTGCGGAGCCTCGGGGCCTACGACGGAGAGGCACGCATACAGCTGGCCGGGAACGGTGGTGTAATCCTGAGTGAGGGACATTTCTATACATATCGAGTCCCAAAACTTTAAGTTAAAGTTTACGCGTCAAAGAAAAGCATGGAAGAGCTACGCAAGACCCACAACGAGGCCAAGCGATCGTTGATCGAGGCGGTCACGAGGGAGGGAAACAGCGTACTGGACGTGGGATGCGGTTTCGGCGGCGACCTTCAGAAATGGCACAGGTGCGGCGCGAACATCAGCATGTGCGACCCCGAACCAAGTGCGCTCGTGGAGGCACGTTCTCGCGCCAAGAACATGCGAATACGGGTAAACTTCTACGAGGGGGACGTTCGCGCCTGTCCCAACAGAAAACACGACATCGTGTGTTACAACTTTTCGTTGCACTACATATTCGCCACGAAGGAACTCTTCCACGCGTCGATACGTGAGATTCGAAAACGCGTCAAGCCGGGTGGGCATCTGGTGGGTATCATCCCCGATTCGGAGAAGATCGTGTTCAAAACGCCGTTGGTGGACGACCGCGGTAATTTTTTCAAACTCAAGGAACACGGGAACGGGGGGTTCGGTGAAAAGTTATTCGTCCACCTGGTCGACACGCCTTTCTACGCGGACGGGCCGAGATCCGAGCCGGTCGCGTACAAGGACCTGTTGGTGACCCACCTCGAGGACGCGGGGTTCACGCTCTTGAGTTGGGAGGGTCTGGAGGGAAATCCCATATCGGAACTCTACAGTAAATTTATCTTCGTGTACTCTAAGAGATGATGATCGCGATCGTTCTCATCATCCTCGCGATCGCGCTCTTCGTCACCACGAAGCAGCCGGAGAACTTGAGGATCGTCAATGAAAAGTACAAAACCCTCAGGGAACACCTGCAGGAGACGGGCAACGAAAAGTTTCACATGCTCACGCGCCACATTCCCCTCACCGGCAAGCGCTGGATGAGCGAGTCCGTCGGGACCAACACCAACAAGGGTGGGGAGATCGCGCTGTGCCTGGACGGCGAACCGAACGTTATTTTCCATGTCCTGATCCACGAGCTCGCGCACTGCACGGTCGAGGAGTACTCACACTCGCCGGCGTTCTGGAAAAACTACGAGGAGCTCAGGGACATGTGCGTCAACCTGGGAATCTACGAGCGGGTGATGGAGAAGACGGAGTTCTGCGGTCAGCACGTCCAGGATAAATAATATCTCAGTTTACAGTAAAATGAAGTCTTCGCTCACCGTCCTGGGATATTCGATCATTTCCTGGATCATCCTGTACGCGATGTTACTTGTGCCCCAGTACACGAAAAGTTACCTGGTTAACCTGTTCTGGATGACGATCATCGCGCCGAACGCCATGCGCTACGCAGTGGGTATGGCGCCTCAACTCGCGGTGAACAGGCAGTTTTTCTTCAACGCGACACTCATCAGTTTGATCTTGGTGTACCTCATCAACCTCGCTTCTCCGGACACGAGGGAAGCTATGAAAGACAGCGGTAAGGCGTCCAACGATAAGAAACTTAAACTCAGTGCCTTATTGTCGGGGACGTTCGCCGTGGGTGCGCTCGTTTCCTGGAGGTTCGGAGATAGCTCCATTTACAGCAACATGGGCTGGGATTAATGCTTGACGACGTAATCCTTCACGAGGAAGAAGATCACCGCCGCCACCGCACCGGTGGAGGCGAGGCCGACCAAACTTCTACCCCCTTGTTCGTTAAGGAACTTGGGGATAGAGGTCGCGAGGCGATCCTGGATGGGCTTAGACACAGACGCGGCCGCGCAGAAACCGGCGACGAGTGCGGTGAGTTGGTCGTCCGTGAGGTTGAAGGGGTTCTTGCTCGCGGGCTTCTCGGCCTGCATCTGGTACGCACCCTGGGGATCCGGGGCGGTCATGTGCGGCATGGCGCCCTGCATCTTGGGTTCGTGCTGCACCATCGGGGGCTCCATCATGATATCGTTAATAGGGGTAGAGTCCATCGTCGTCTCTTTATGTTCATTGATATTTTTTTCATGTTGAATATACGCTGACGATTCATTCTGCCTGAACGTCGTCGCTTGATTGTTGTTCATCAGAGGTACCATCCCGTCGCCGTTGTCCGCGAGGTTCATGGTCATCACGTTGTCAGCCATATACTGTACACCTAGTTTTTTGAAGTATCGATGAGACGCATTATCACTTGGTTTTGGTTATCTTGAGGTTTGTCTTTTTGGTCGCTTTCTTGGCGTCCTCCTCCTTGGTGTCACCGTGCTTGGGATTGTACATCTTCTTGTGAAGCCTCCACAGATCGGGACTCCCCACTCTGAAGTTTTTCCTGAGCGTCGCCTTGTACCAGAACACACAATCCTGAATCCTGTTAGACTTTACCGTATTATCTAACACGAGACACTCATAATTTTCTGTACACGCGTCCATCACCTTGCAGAACATATCAAATGAGGGAAAGATACCGAAGAAGGATTTATACAGTTTCTCTCTATTTTGAATAATGTTCTCTCTGAGGATAAACACGTAATCCACGTTAGCTCGTAGTGCCGGCGGTAGGTCCATCACGTACTGCATCGTCAGCATGAAGAAAATCTTCCAATGACGACCGTTCATGAAGCACTGACGTATACACGTATCTTTTAGAAATTTCGAGTCATACATGCAGTCATCGAGAAGCATGAAGGCGCCGCAATTTTTCTTCCCGGCTCCGACGAGCTTTTTCTGCCTGGCCATGACCCGTTCGATGGCGTCCCTGTCGTAATCACCGTACACGAAGAGGTCGGGTATGAACTCCGAGTAGAAGTGGTTCCCCTCCTCAGTCCCTGATAACACGATACCGGCGGGAAGATGTTTCTTGTGAAACATGATGTCCTTCACCAGGGTGGACTTACCGGTGTTGCGCTTGCCCACGAAGACACAGACCCTATCGTCCGTCATCGCCTCAGGCTTGAATTTCCTCAGCTGGAGATTCATTCTAGTATATTTAGGGGTTTTTTCGTAAACATTTTATCGCGTATGAAAGTATGTTGATGCAAACAGGATTCAACGGCTCAGCGGACGACATGACCGAAAATTACATCGCCACGATGATTGACATATTTCTGCCCGTACTGGAACAGAGCATGGTGATCGCAGGGTACTACTCGAAAGGGTGTGAGCGAGACGTTCTCCTCCCTGAAGATATCGAGTACGCCACCAAGTATTGTGCCATGCGCAAGGTGGGTCAGGTGATCGGCAGCACGATGCCAGAGATTTACGAGAGCGACTCTGACGATTCGGGGTCTGAGATAGAGGAGGTTCCAGTGGAAGACTGCCCTGAGTTCGTTCGCTACTCAGGAGACGACCCTTTCCTGATTGAAATCAACGCGGCGTACGACATGTGGGACACGTGGGTACCCCAGAGTCCGGCAGAGGATATGTTAAAAAATACCATCAATAGTAATGGACATCTCGGAACCTGAGCCGTGGTCGTTTAACGACGACCAGTTCCAGAAATACGAATCGGCAGAGAGCTCGACTGACGATTCGGACGACGAGGATATGTTTTCCAGGAAGGTTAAGACGAAAAGGTTTAAAAAAATAGTAGAAAAGGAGAAACTCTCGTTTGAATAATTTTTTCTTAGTACATAGTATAACACACCATGTCCGCTGCCATCGAAACTGTCAACCTCGTTTCCCAGGAGCTCTCTTCCCAGACCCTCAACTCCATCGTCGCGGGTTTCTCTTTCGCCGCCGCGATGTCCTGGATGGACTTCGTTCGCTGGTCCATCACCCAGGTCGTGAAGGTCCCCCGCAACGGTGGCCGCCAGTACGTGATGACCGCTTTCCTCACCACCCTCCTCTCCGTGGTGGTCTACCTCGTGGTCAGCACCGTCAACCGTCGCGTCTCTAAGCCCGCGCAGCCCGTCTACGCGATCACCCGCTAAACGACTCGCTTCTTACCCATAGACAGTATCAACAGGATACCAGTGAAAATGATCAGGCCGATGTAAATGTATTCGACCTTGTAAAGATTCCCCTTCTCTTCGGGAATGCTTACAACGGGCAACGGCTCATCTTTCTCTTCATCCGGTGACGGCGGCAGGGGTGTCAAATTTTCCAATTTGTCGGTGGAACAGGTGATTTCGAATTTCAGGACGTGATTCTGGTTCCTGAAATCATAAGGAATCAAACGGCCTTGACTCATATAGAAAAACTCGATGCGAAGTTCCTTCACGGATTTAAGAGCACCAGAATGGAATTCGTGGGTCAACTTGTCGTCAGAACCATTCACGTTCACAAAGTCGGTTCCGTCCAGGAGGATGTGGCCGGTGTAATACGGTTCTGACACGTACACAGACTGATTCATCTTTTCGGATCCAGAAGAGAGACGCAGCACCAGGGAATTAGGACCTGTAAAACTGGCCGCACCGAATTGATTACCAGGCATTGTAATGTCTATGGGTGGCAGTCCCAGTATGTCGTGTATGTTTGTATTTGCCGATTGTCCACCACCGTTTCCAGATGCAAATAAAAAAGTGATTTCCCCACCGACGGGAGTTCCCATACCAAAACTATTCTTTGACGCGATGTAAGAGATATTGAAATTTGAATTGAATATTGCCGCTAGCTCCGTACCTGTGTAATTTCCAGGGGGAAATGTTACTCCGTATGTATTTCCACCCTGTGAATAACTGAAGCTTTGATTCGACTCATTTATCAATAGTTGCGGGCAAGGTACGCGTCCACTGACTAATTTGATCTGAGACACGTCGTATATTGCATGGTCCAGAGTCACGGTGTAGTCGTTCGGGTTCGGGTAAAGTGTGGGATCACGTTGACTACTGTCAATCGCGAAGTTATGAACCTTCATTAAAATAGGGGAACAATATTTTAATGAATGTTTTTGTGTACACGTAAATACATTTACTCGTAGAATCGGTGCGCGAGCGGGTTGTTCGCCAGCTGCCTCTTGGCGATCTCCAGATTCTGGCCCTTGGCGTGGGGGTTGCCCTGGCCCTTGTACGCGTTGAAATTGTGGTAGGGTTTCTGCTGGTAATTCTGCATCCACCCACCGTTCGGGGTCGCGAATCGTCCGTCGATGCGGCTCGTGTCGCTTCGAACGGCCGTCACGGTACCGCCCTGCTTGAGCGCCGACTCGCGAACGTTCATGCGACCGGGGTTACCCATGCGGTTCGGCATCCCGCGCTTGTCTTCGGGCCTAAAGCCGTACTTCATGAGTTGCTCGTTGGTCTTTCCGTTCATCTGCACGGCGGCTGTGTTGGTGTAGCCGCCCACGAAGTTCGAAATACCCGGCGCCGGCTGGTTGTTATACATGAGATGCGCGCCGTTGTTATCGCTCTTGAACCGCGTGGGAT